AGCAGACGCTGAAGCAGCTAAAAGAGGTTATGGAGTTAGAAGACATTACGTGCATCACGATAAACGATTAGTAGAACCAGTTGAAGTTGGTCATCACCTAAAACACGGTAAAGGATTTTTCGATAATTTGAAAAAAGCAGCGTCTTCTAATGTTGCTAAATCAATTAGTAAAAGTCTTCGACCTATTGCGACTGAGTTTATTAAATCTAAATTACCTCAAGATGGAGTATTAGGAGCATTAAGTAATTTAGCACTTGACGAATCCAACAAATTAGCAGAGCGCCATGGATATGGTGTAAGACGTAGAGGCAGACCAAGACGTGGCGGGGCACTGATAGCTGCTGGTTACTGAGAATGTTATTAATAACATTTAAAGGATTAATGCTATTAATAATTAAAATATGTCGAGTTATGAAATATCTAAAATTTATAAAATTACAAATGATATTAATGATAAAATATATATTGGTTCTTCAACATATCAATATTTAGCAAGTAGAATGAATGTTCATAGACAAAATATTAAAGATAATACATCTAGAAGGAATTCGTTATTAAATAATGAAATGAGATTATTAGGCGTTGAACATTTTAAAATTGAATTAATAGAAAAGTTTCCTTGTAATAATAAAGATGAATTACGCGAAAGAGAACAATATTATATTGAATTATTAAAACCAGAATTAAATAAATTTAGAGCAAACCGTGACCCAAAATTTGAAGAAAATGAAATTATTAGAAAGAAAAAATATTATGAAGATAATAAAGATTTATGTAATACAAAAAATAGAGAATGGTATAATAAAAATAAAGAAAAAATTGCTGAAAATGGTAAAATTAAATTTACTTGTGATTGTGGTACAACTTGTAGAGTATCTGATAAATTAAGACACTGTAAAAGTAAAAAACACATTGAATATACTAGTAATATTAAAATAATTTTATAATAGTAATATATATGAATCCTCATTCTGACAATGAATTATCAAATATACAAATAGATAAATATTTAAAAAATTATAAAAGGTTTGCTGGTTGTTTTTCTAAAGATCAATTACCAAAATTAAAAAAGAATTATTATTACATTGTAAATTTACAACATTCAAAAGACGGTGGAGGTACTCACTGGACTTGTTTTTATATGCTACACGATAATATGGCTTTATATCTCGACCCTATGGGATATCCACCACCAGAAGAAATTAAAGATAAAATACCATTTATTATATGGGATGAAAAACCGATACAAGATATAGATAGTACAGCTTGTGGATACTTTTGTATTGCTTTTATTAAGCTATCCTATTATATGCACAATAAAAATAAAGCATTAAAATATTTTAATGATTTATTCACAAATAATACAAAAAAGAATGATTATATTTTAGAAAAATTGTTAAAAATGAATTAAAATCTTTTTGAATAATCTATTAAATGTTCAGAAGGTCTTATTATTCTAGTAATATCAAAATCTGGCGTGTACATCAATTTTTTTACATATCCATAATTTCCAGATTTTGCTTTTCCGCCTTTAAATTCTAACCAATTTTTCCGTAATCGTTTAACACCATCACCCCTTAAATCAAGCATCATAAAATTCATTGGTTCAGATGTACAATGATGATAAAATTTTTTGATATCATCTTTATCTAAATTGTCAACATTATGATTTCTTATAATGTTATCAATACTTATATTATCATTCAATTTAAAAACAATAAAATAATGAATGTTTCTTGTAATAATTTTTGGTACATCTTTGTAAGATTGTGACATTAAATAGCAAGTGAAACCTTTTTTACGTCCTGATATTAAATAGTCTTGTATTTTGTTTTTTGCTTTATTATCCATATTTACAAAATCATCAAATACTATTAATTTTTCTTTATCATTATCATCTTCTGACCAATCATTTAGAGCTGGTAATTGTTTTATGTCATTGATCATTTGTAATTCTGGTATTTTATCACGTAAATGATTATATAAAGGTTCATCAGTATTATTAGGATTAAAGATTATTATATTATACCAGACGTCATTTTTTTTATCTAATAAATCCATTAGAGCATTCGTTTTACCTGTACCTGTGCCACCTAAAGCGAGTATCATACTTTTTGGGGCAATGTAGTGCTTTTTGAAATTTTTATCAAGTTTTTGTTTTTTTGTTTTAACTTCATTATACCAGTTTTTCATAATCTATATATTATAATAATATATTATTTTTATGGATCTTTTAAAATATCATCTAAATTAGTGCCAAACTTTCCCCTAGTATTTAAAACAATATCTATATCACTTTTTAATTTATCAGTTAATTCAATATCATTTAAATTACTACGTTCAAATAATTTTATATATTGATTGTAAACATTATTTAAGTATTGGTCGCCATCAATTCCCCTATCATCTGTTCTGAGTGATAAAATTCGATAGATGTCTATTCCCAGTTTATGATATTCTTTTGACATATCATTTTCATTTTCTAATTTATCCTCAATTTTTAAATACAGACTAATAGATGTTAATATACCGATACAAAAACTTATTAAACAATTAGCACCAGATATAATATTTTGTTCAAGATAATTTGTCAGAGATACAGCAATAATAGCATTTAAACTTGATAAAATAATAATTGGTAATTTGAAGTAAACCACAATATTTTTAATGCTAAAATATAATTTTTTATGATGTTCTGACAATGAATTTGAATTTAATCTAATATCATTTAACAATTTTTCAATTTTGTCATTCCAATTACTTGAAGACGTACTCATATATATTATAATATTATATTATTTATTTTATAATTGTTGAAATACAAATTCTTGGGATGATTTAGATGTTAAAACAGTAAACTTAGAGGCGATAAATTCAAATAAACCGGCTGCGGAATTAGATGCGGTACTAATTGAAAAAAATAAAATTTGTTCAGAGTCGGCGTAATTTCCTTTATCATTACCTGGTATAGTAGTTGCATTAACTTTAGTATGACCATATGCTAGCGGATCATATGTTAAACTTTTAAGGTCTGCTAATAATGCATAACTTGTATTTATAGTAGTAGTTGCGGTATAATCAACCGCGAAAGTTTTACGCGATTTATACCAACTGGCAGCGTTTGGCGTAACTGTATCAGTTTTAGTATATACGGCAATGAATGGGCAACCAAGACCTGATACCGCACTAACATTATAAAAATTTAACATTAAACCTTTAATATCTCCAACTGTTAAACCTACATCAGGTCCGATATACCAGTTAACTTTTTGATTTAAATTATTTTTATAATAAAATCCACTGTAAGGAGTAACTGCACTAACTGAAGCGGGGATATAATCTATTCTACCTGTACTGTCTGCATATACTGAAGGGACATGATAAACTGGAGTACTTATTATTAATGGTTGTTTACTTTCAATAGTTGTTAATCTTGCTTTTAAGGTAGTATCAACAGCTTCTAAATCTGATATTTTTGCTAATTCAGTTACATCAACTGCGGCTAAATTGGCGATTTGTTGTGTATGTAGAGCAATTAAAGCATCATTACCGTCAATTCTATCACTCAATTGATTACTTTTAATTTCTCCAGCATCTATCCTATTATTAATATTTGGCACAGTTGAACTATTTATGGTTTGTATAGAAGATGTATTACCGTCAATTCTAACTTTATAATTTAATCCACCAAAGAATATACCATCTTTAGATAATACAGCAGTTGCACCGCCATCAAAAGCGGTAAATTGCTTTGATATTAAACCTGTTTTATTAGCAGTTAAAACGGTATAAGGAGCACTTACACTAGAACAAACATCTAATGTAATACCGGTTTTGTCATCTGCTCCTCCTGCGTTTAATATTTTTGTTGAACCATTAGAATCAAATATATATGTACCTTTCGAAGCAGTTGGAGCAGTTGGTAAAGTTGCAAGAATTGGAGTGTTAGATAAATTACAGCCTAATTTACTATCTAAAGACAATGAATAATCAGAGCCAATGTACGAAGTAAAAACAACATCTTGAGTCCTAGCTGTAGTCATGATATATAATATATATTATATATTATTTTAAAATTTCGTAAAATAATAAAAAAAATTTAAGGCGGTATTAATAGGTAAGATTGGGTAAAATCCGCGTAATGTAAATTTAATTTATTTACAACCAATTCAACACTATTTACAGGAGACGCGCTATTAGTACCAATAACAACAGCTAAAATATTATCAGTAGGTAAGTAAGTACCGCGTGGATTATTAACGGTTGATGGTTCGTATTGTATTTGAGTTTCATAATTAAAAGGAACATCATTTATATCTAATATACAAACACCCTGATAATTTGTATTTACTATTGGTGTTATAGTTTGGTCAAATACGTAAGTCATAGAACTGTGAAAAAATCCGGGGGCATAGTCTCCAGAACCAGTCGGTACAGTATAAACGGTTATGAATAAAGTATTATCATTAGATGTTGTATTGCCATTAAAAAAACTTATACTAATTCCTTTTAATGCAGAAACTGGGGTAGTAGTTGGAGTTTTTGCGGGGAAATACCAATTAATTTTTTGTCCTAATACTACTGATTTGAAATACCATCCACTATATCCATATGTATTACGTATTAATAAACTAGTTGCCGGTGGTTGTGCATCTGCATAAATTACAGCCGATGAATAAATTAAAGTTGGTTGTACTTGATTCATTTTTACGTTAATATTGTTAAAAGTTAATGCAGTTGCGGTTAGTGCTGATGTATCTGTATCATTTGTAATAGTTAAATTCTCATATAAATTTACTGTATTATTTATCGATGGACCCGAACCAGTAACTAAAGATAAAATAGGTTGTGGACGCGATGCTAAATCTGCAGCATCAATAATTGTCGCATCACTACCATTAAAAACACTGTTCATTTGTAGGGTAGTGCCATTGAAAAATTTAGCATAATATGTTATCCCAGGCGTCATATTAGTACAATTACTATTTACTTGAACTGGCCAAAATGAATTAACAGGACCCATATTATAAGGAGGAACAGCAACTGAAGAAGACATAATAACAGCAATATCTATACTATTTTGTACATTTGGTAAAGGTAATAAAACAGGAGTTCCTGGTGTACTAGTATCAATAGTTAAACCATCTAAACCAATAGAAGCAGTATTCACTGGCGCAGTTGTAGAATTAGCCGTATAAAATTTATGACCACCTGAACCACTACCACTTACATTAAGAAATTTGAGGGCGTTAGTCCCTGTTTCTGTAAAGTGATAGTGTCCCAATGATGTACCAGTTGAAGTAGTAGGGAAAGTATTCAATACAGTTGTAGTTGACACATTAGAAGCTAATACATTGGCAGTATTAGCTGTTCCTTCTGCGTTTCTGGTTACTATTCTATCTGGATATAAAAAATTATCTCCGTACATTATATATATTTATATTATATAATAATATTTTATAATATTTATTATGATTGGTAAACAAAAAATGAAACTTGTGTAAATGGATTAGCATTTATATTAATATTAGAACTAGAATTTAAATGACAGTTAAAAAATGTTTGAGCACTAACTGTAACTGTAGTAGAACCGAAACTAAAACTGGGAGGAGTAACAGTACAACCATAACCCCATATAAATTGTGTACCATTCCAACTGTAAGGGGTAGAACCTCCAGAGAATGGTTGATATGGTCCCGTATTTGCGTTCAATGAAGTCCCACCTGTTGGGAATTGTATATTACCTGAAAGATTAGCAGTTACAATAACCGGATATAAAACTGGATCTTTAGGCACTGTAAACGTTATTGAGGCCACCCCTGATTGTAATTGATCATAAGAACCGTTTGTATTTGGGTAATAATTACCGTTAAAATATCCTGTTGTAACTTGATTCCAACTTATAGTAGCAGTAGTACCATAAAAATAAGGCGTTGGAGTAGGTACAATATTATTTATAGCAGTTGTAACATATTCACACGTGGCAATTGATGCGGTATTATTTGGGTAAGTTTGAGTAGTGGCAGTTGTTCCAGAACCTAAATTTATAATATTATAATTACTCATATTTAACTGTGTGTTTAAATTTACACCGCTGCTTGTAATAATTAAACCTTGAAGAGATTCAGAAAGATTTTTTACAGCTAATGATATTTGAGGTGATGAACTTGAAGGATATAAATTATTAATTCCAAAAGTTGATCCACCTTGTATTAATTGAGTATATGTATTAGCAGTCGCGCCACCAATTTGTACACCACCACTATTTATAATTTGGTTATTATTCATATTTAAAGTCGTAAATGTATCCAATTCTTGAGGTGTTATTGAAAAGTAAGTTGTCATAGTATTTGAACCATTATTACATTTAAAATTTATATTTGGAAAATTAGCTGAGGGGGTTTGATTATTAATATTTAATGCTCCGTTCGCTAATTGACTTAATTGTGAATAATAATTAGATGCATTAACAGTACCAATATAAACAAAATTTTGAAATTGATTTGTACCAGTCCATATATTATTATTATCTAAAATTCCCCCGCTTTGACTAATCATATCATTTACATAATTACATGTCGCAATATAATCTTCATTTGTATTTAGTGCTTGTGTATATGCTGTAGAATATTGACCCATATTAACAATATTAAAATTTGCCATATTGATAGGGTTTAACATTTGTAAACCCGTTACAGGTGTAGGTGTAGTAAGATTAATATTAAATGTATTTGGGTTCATGGTAAAACTATTTGTTGGTGTTCTAATTGTTAAACCTCCCGTCGTTTGTGTTGTAGATAACGTCATATCTAAATTAGGATTTGGATCAACATATTGGCTGTATGTTTCCGATGGCGTAGTAGTATTTATTATTGTCAATGTACCATTTACATTTGTATTTTGTAACGTTTCTGTGCCTTGAGCAACTGGAAATGCTAAAAAGTTTTTTAATGCTTGGTTATATGTCAATCCTGTTGAATTAGCATTAGACCAAAAAGATGGATTATAATTGATGCCTGGAAAATTTGGCGGTTCTGGTGGTAATGTACTAGTCATATATAATATAGTATTATAAAATTATTATTATATAAATATATTATATATATATATATGAGTTTCAATTTAATCTTAAACAATACAAATGTAATATCTTCCAATAATACCATATTTCAATATAGGTTTATAAATGGTGGTTTTTTTATCCCCGAAGATTCTGAAATTTGCATAGGCACTATGTCTATACCATATGCTTTTTTTAACATAACTACGGCAAATAATAACAATACATTTAATTTTATTAGTTGGACAGGTACAGTATATCCTATAGTGTTACCAAATGGTTTTTATACGCAATCAGATGTACAACAATATCTACAAACATTTTTTTTAAATAATAATTTATATTTAACAAATTCACAAGGCGACCCCGTGTTTTTTTTATACATTACAATTAATCAAACTTATTATGCTAATCAATTGTTAGTATATAATGTCCCTACCGCTGCTGAATTTCAGCCTACAGTCGTTGGCAATCCTTATTATGGATGGTCCGCGCCTGCTGGTTTTGTTTTTGCTAGTCCTACCACAAAAGCACCCGCCCTACAAGTATTAAATAATAATTTTCAACAATACCTAGGATTTAATGCCGGCACATATGGAGGAGGCGCAACTGATCAATCATTTTTATCACAATTTGCACCAAATACGACACCTATAAATAGTTTAATTGTTACTGTTAACTCTGTTTCAAATCCTGTTTCTACTCCTACAAATACTATTGATATTATTCCAATTACCTCTACATTTGGTTCTAATATAATATACGAGCCAAAATTTCAAAAATGGATTAAAATGACATCTGGAACTTATAATAATCTAATTATTAATATATTAGATAATAATTTTAACCCTATAACTTCCAATGATCCAAATGCTACAATTTCATTATTATTAAAAATTCCTAAAAAATAATTA